GGTGCGGTTTAATTGCAGGCCAGTGGCTTCGGCTTTTTTTGTGGCCAGTGCTAAATCAATAATGTCGTTAGCGGTAGACGCATTGCTCAGTGTATTAATTCTGGCCTGCAGCTGGGCGCCAAGGTTGGTTAAATTAATCATAGTGTTTCCTAGAGTCCGGCCAATGCTAGCAGGCGCAATCTAATAAAGTCGGGGTGGGTTTTAAGTTGGCTTGGCTGCAATGCGCTATCGGCATTTGCGCCCTGTTGCGCTGTGGCAAAGGTATCAATCAGGGCGGCTGGCACGGTTCTTTTGGTGCGCAAATCGGTCACTACACCGGCGTTATTTATGGTCGCAATTTTTACCAAAAAATGCGGCGCGCCCGTGGCGTCATTAAAATCCGTAAGCGGTACTGCGGTGGGCGAGGTAATGGCGTTGGCGGTATTAATTCCGCCACTGAACGTGCCCGATTTATGCACATCAACATACACATCCACATTCAGCGCATTGCCAATGGATGCCTCACTATTTTGCACCACGCGCAAGCCTTCCACATAGCCCACGCCTGCTTGAATAAAATAGTTACCGGCAACACCACTCACAATGCGAAAGCCGTCATTAAAAAACACACTGCGGCCAAAAAAGTCGCGCATGTCGGTAATCAGTGCTGCGTCTAAATTGTCCAGTACATCCATGAACGATATTTGCCACACATCGGCGGGAACATCTATTCCCGTCACTTCCGCTGCATTGCTGTATTGCGTTAAAAAATTGCGGGTGAGCGTATTGCCGGTGGTTAAACCGGCAGTGGCAAATTTTTGTTGGCGCGGCAACGTACTAACGCCAATCAGCACACCGTCTGCATCTTTTAAGCCCACCCAATTGAAGTAAAAGTTACCTACGGTGGGGCCAAGAATAATGCTGTACACCACTTTGTTTTCTGCCACATAACCACTGGCGGTAATTGGCAGTGTGGCCACAATGTGTTCGGGTGCGGGTAAACCTTGGGTGAGGTTTACCGGCACCAATGGGTCTAGCCCTGGCACATCGGCGAACACAAAGGTCGTCACGTTTAATACCAGGCTATTACCCTGCACAAACGCAATTTTATTTCGCCCGCTGTTAACAATTGCTGTTGTCATAAAAACCCCTAAAAACTCGCCACATCAAATGCCCAATCGTTACCAAACTCGGCAACCAAAATATGCAAATCATTTACCGTAATAGTTTCAAATTCATAACGGCGGCAGGTGCGGCCGTATTGTGCAATCAGTACCTGTAACAGCGGGGTATTGCTGGCAAGTTGCCCGTCTGAAAGCCGTAAGGTGATCACGTCCCAGCCTTTATTTTCTGAGCGCTCCTCTACCTCCACATAGCCCACACCCAGCCGTATAAAAATACGTTTAATGCCAGCCACTGAACCTGCATCGGCAGCGTTGGCATAGGCGTAGCGCACCCGCTTGCGAAACAGGCTGATTGGCTCGCTGTTAAAGCGGGTTATATCCCGCTGCCATGCCATTAAATTCAGTGCCGCCAGCGTGCAATTTTCCGGGTCGGTTTGGGTCAGTGGCCAGCGCAAGCCGGTTTCTATTTTTTGCCAAAACCCCTGCGCCGTTGCTTCCCAATTGAGCGAACTTTTTTGGTCATTCCAAAACGGCAGTTTTAACTTAAGCATCCAGAACCACCGTCACACTGGTTAAGCGCGCCACACTGAGCGCGGTGGAAATATCTACAAGGTCAAACTGCACTGAGGCGAGTAGTGGAAACAATGCGTGTAATTCGCCACCCAATTTTGAAAATGAAAAGGTGGCAAAGGGCTGGGTGGTGGTGAGCGGGTAATTTGTGTTTTCACGAAACGCCGCGCGCACTGCATTGGCAATATTGGTTTGCAGTGTTTCTACCTCGGCTGCATCGGCATAGGGTTCGGGCGCAATGGTTACGGTCAAGGTCACTGGGGTGGAAGGCATTGCCATTACCAATAAATCATCGCCATGGCCGTGGTTGCCTGCATCCATAATGTGCGCTTGTATGGCGGCCAGTAGTAACGCGCTTGGCTCTCCGGTATCCATTAATAAAACCGCATTAGCGGTGCCTGGGCCACGCGGTGCGTTGTGTTCAAAAAACACGTTGCGCTCGTTAATGTTGGCAAAGCGGGTAATTATTTTGCGGTAGACGGCATCGGTGTGGTATTGGTTTACGGCGGTAAATTGGTTGCGAATGCGGTCGCGGTAATCATCAGCAGCTTCCACATCAGCCCCCGGCGTTAGCAGCCAGCCGTCTAGGTTTACTACTGCATCAATACCCGCAATGGGCACTGGCAGCACTGAGTAATATCCCGCGCCCACGTTGTAACCCTCGCCCGCTTCGGCGGCGGCTACCGGCACTAGGGCGGTGAATTGGCCGTCTGCCAATATCGCTGGGGCGGTGGTTTTCACTGCATATATTTTGCCGTTAATTTGCGTGCTGTTAATGGCCGTGCCCACCGCTATAACTATTTCACCCGCGCTCACTATGCGGCTAAAGCGCACCGTGCCTGTGGCTACGGCAGAACCTTTGCGTTGGCAATCTACCGCCCAGCCAAACATCTCTAAAAACACACCGTTTGCAGTTTTTAAAAAGAAATTTGGCAGCACTTGTTTCACCAACAATTCATTGGCAATCCACAACACCGGTGCAGTCACTAACGCCAATACGGCGCGCCAAAAGGGCGAAAACTCAGGGTTGTTATTAAACGGTGAGCCAGCGGCCGCCGCCTCGGCATTCCACAAGGCTTTGGCTTGGGCTGAGTTCATGGGCAAGCCAGAATCACTTACCATTTTTTCAAAATCTTTCTGGTGGTTAGCGGTCACAGGTAAAACTCCACATCGCCGTACTCAATAGTTTTCGCAACAATAAAAAACGTTTCATTAGTGCTGCGGGTAATCTTTGCTGTGCCCGGCTTTATCCGCAGGTCGTCTTCTATTTTATTTTCTAGGCGCACCATTTTTAATTTCACGCGCTCGGGGTTACGCTCGCCAATCATTTCCACTAACAAACCCGTTTCGCGGATCATGTGTTTAATGTCTTGGGCGATGCTGGCGCGGCCTGAAATTAGAATGGGGTTGCCTACGGCATCCAGCGCGATGCCGTCATCGGTTACCAACACATCAGTGTATTTTTCCATTAGCCACCCGCCATCAGCAGCTGGTCATTCAGGCTGTAACCGTTCACCGCTTGCGTGGTGTTTACATTGAGTGTGCCAATGGTATTGCCACGGTTTTGGGTATTGGAATTATTAAATTGCTGCATCAAACCACCCGCTGGCACATTGCGCACGGGTGCCGCCGGTGGCGGTGCAATTTGTTCGCGCTCGTGTTCAATTTTTTGTTCGTTATTGGCAACTGAATCAACCGCTACCGGTACCGGCTGCGGTATTTTTTGCAGTGTTTGCGGTATGGGTTGCGCCGGTGTTTTGGTTGCTTGGTTCACTGGCGCAGTCATGCTGAAGGGTTCAGCCGCTTTGCTTATTGCAGGTGGTGCACCAGTGGGTATTACGCCTGCACTGAAGCGGTCAGGAGTTGTACCGGTGTTCGCTATGGCGGTGTTATTCATACGGGTTTCAATATTCACACCCGGAATTAAATTCAATTTTTGAATCAGCCAATCAATGCCTTCACCAATAATTGCGAACGGGTCAAGGCCGCTTAAAAAAGTTTTGAAGGTGGTGAACCACGCGGGTATTTTGTCGAGGTTGGTAATTAAAAAACCCACAAAATCAGCGGCCAATAACAACGGCTGGAAAATGAATTTCAGTACGGGGTTGTCTTCAATTATGGCGCGGAAGCTTTGCCATTTTTCAACCATCCACGTTATGGCTCGCCCAGCGGCGGCGCTTACTGCATCCCAATTTCTAACCAGCAACACAAGCCCCGCAATTAACGCGACTACGCCCAGCACAATCCACGTGATTGGGTTTGCGAATAACGCGGCAGCAAATGCCCATGCGCTCGTGGCACCAGAAACAAAACCGGCTTTCATCGCAACAAGGCCAGCGAGGAGACCAGGCAAACTAATTGCCGTGGCCAGCACAGCGGCGCGGGTCAATATGAGCGCGGTACGCCATGCCCAAGTTGCAGCGCGCACAATGTAGAGTGGTGTTTTTAAAATAGTGACGGCGGTATTAAATGCGGCGATGGTGATGATTGCCGCGCCCTTGGCTATAGCGAGTAGCGAAACAACCGCAACCACCCCAAAAATGATTACAGTGAGTTTGGCGAGGGCGCCGAATAAGTGCGGGTATTTATCAATCCAACCCGTTAACACACTGCCGTTTTCAATTACGGCGTCATAAAACGGCATCATCGCGTTTTGAATTAATTTACCGAAGCCGATTTTTACAGCGGTGCTTACAGCGTTCACGCGCTCCATCGGGTCAACCATTTTTTCAGCCATCGCACGGGCTTTATCCATACCGCGCACATTGCCCAGTGTTTCAATAGAATTGGTTAGGCCACCCGTGTCGGAAATTAATAATTTAATAGCGGCTACGGCTTCATCTGAACCAAATGCTTTTTTGAGCATGTCGCTTTTGGCTACGGTATCAATAGCGCCGAATTTACCTTGCAGTTTTGAAAGTATTTGGTCAACCGGTAACATTTTTCCGGCACTGTCGGTGAACTGCATTCCTAATTTTTCTTGCGCGCCACCTACGCCGCGTAAAAACGCTTTGTATTTGGTACCGGCTTCACTGCCGCTCATGGTGGCTTGCAGTTTGCCTAACACGGCCATTTGTTCGTTGATCGCTATGCCGTGTGCGGTGGCGTCTGCGCCTAATGAAGTGAATGCCCCACTCATTTGTACGCCGTTGGTTTTAAACATCTCCACGGCTTGCGCAGTTTGGCCAGTGAGTTGTTCAACCCATTTTGCTTTGCCCATTGAATCCGCTTGGCCTTTAAAAATTCCGTACATGGTGCCCATGTAGTTTGTGATCGTGCCGGCGTCTGCTTTGGTGGCTTTTGCTAATACGTTACTGGCGTTAGTGAACACGCCCAGTTCGTTGCCCACTAAGCCCGCTATCGCACTTTGAATATCGTAAGAGCTGCGCACAAAATCTGCCGCGCTTTCGCCGTAGCGGATTGAAAAACCAATTGCGGTTTTTTCTAAATTCTTGAGTACATCACCGGCCACTGAAAGGCTGGCGACTTCACCCACAGCGCGGTGCATTTCGCGTGAGTCACTGGTGAGACTTTGCATGGCATAACCCACACCAAATAAACCAGCAGCGCCACCGGCCATGTGGGCAAAGCCGGTGGCGGTGCTTTTGGTGAGCTTGTCCATAGTGCCCATGATTTTATTAACAGGCGCAGTGACTTTATCAATCAGCTCCACACGCATTAATAATTTTTCTAATCGGGTCATGGGT